CGATACTGGTATGAGAGATGCGTTCTATGGACTTGCATCAATTAGACTGAAACCAGGCCAACCTGTTCCTACAGGTTCTATTCGTGTCGCATTTGATTTCTTCACACATGGTGCCGGTGATTACTTCTCAGTAGATTCATATACTGGACAAGTTACTTATGAAAACATTCCAACATTTATTTCAAAAGACAGCGGTACTTCTTTTGAACTAAGAGATTGTTTTGACTTCAGACCTCGTGTAGATGATAGTGGAACATTCTCTGGTGCAACTGCATCTATAACAGAACTTCCATTTGTTGGTACAAATGTTTCTGCTGACTTCTCATTCTTCTTAGGAAGAAAAGATTTAGTATTCATGGATAGACTTGGAAAGTTTAATGTAATAACAGGTGTTCCTTCACTTACTCCTACAACTCCACAGGCTCCTGAGACTGGCATGGTTCTTTTTGAAACAACCATGTCTCCATACGTTATTGGACTAGATGAAATCAATATTAGAAAACTCGATAATCGTAGGTATACGATGAGAGACATTGGTAAACTTGACAAAAGAATTACCAACCTAGAATATTATACTTCACTCAATCTTCTAGAGAAAGAAGCCGCATCACTTGTATTAAAAGATAGTGATGGAAATGATAGACTTAAAAATGGTTTCATAGTAGATAACTTTACAGGACACGCAATCGGTGATTACGAAAGTCCAGATTATAAAGTCGCTGTTGATTTCCAGAAACGTCTTGCCCGGCCAATGGCATTCTCTGATAATGCCACTATGATTGAAACTCTCTCCACTGCATCTGCAAGAGCTTCTTCTGGTTATAGAAAACATGAAGATGGTATCATAACTCTTCCATATTCAGAAGTTACATATATTCAAAACCCATATGCAACAGATAGTTTTGATGTAAACCCATATAAGGTTGCACCATTTACTGGTGAGATGGTACTTGTTCCATATTCAGATGATTGGCAAGATGTAACTCGTAGGCCTGATGTTGTTGTAGATGATGACAATAACTTTGATGTTATTAATCGTCTTGCAGAAGAGATGGGTGTAACTGGTACAGTTTGGAACTCATGGCAGAATGCTTGGTTTGGTTCTAGACAGTGGACAGGAACACAAAGTTCATCCAGCACACAAAGAATTAATACTGGTGGCGGTATTGCAACTATAAGAACAACAACAACAAGAGCAACAGGTACACAACAAGTAGGACAAACTCGTTCTGGTATTGAAACCTCTATTCAATCTTCAGTTGATTCACATAACATGGGTGATAGAATTGTTGGTATTAACATGATACCATTTATGAGATCACGCCCTGTAAGTGTGGCCGTTGCAAATATGCGTCCTAATACAAAGATGTTTGCATTTTTTGATAACGAAAATGTAACAGACTTCTTCCGTCCAGACGATGTATTCACAGTTACTTCTGGTTCAAGAGCAAACTTTGATTTTAATAATACAGAACTCCCTGGCCCAGAAAGTTCTACTGATGCCGCAAGATTTTTTGACGGTGAAGCAGTACAGGCATTTGGATTTGGTGATATTATTAAAAACCAAGTAGTTAACGCAACCTCTATAGTAGGTGTTGTAAAGAATAATGATACTACTGCAACACTCTCTCTTGCAAGTACAGCAAGTTCATCTGGTATTGCAGTAGGACACCATGTTCAACTTAGCAGTATAGGTGGTTCAACAAGATTAAACTTTACTGCATCCAGAAACAATAATTATATTGTTACAGGTGTGGGTGGGAACACAATTGCTATTCAAGAACTTGATGGTAGCGCATTAGGTACTATTGGTTCATATACATCTGGTGGTTCTTGTCAGAGACTTCAAGCCTCTGCCCATGTTGCTGGACAGAATGCAACTGCAACTACAACAGAACTTCCTGTAGATATTAGAGTAAGTAATGTACAAAATGGATTTGCAATAAGCGATAACCTTTCTGGTTCTGTTCCAAGAACAACTGATGGCGGTACGAACCTTTGTCAAATTACAACTATTAACGGTTCAGCTTCAACTACAACCGTTCCATCTATGAAGGTAAATACTAGCGATATTGTCACAGATGATTCTGGTAAAATTACTGGTGTGTTTACAATTCCTAACAGCGAGTCTTTAAGATTTAGAACTGGTGAAAGAGTTCTAAGACTTATTGACAATATCAATAATAATCCAGAGATTGGGTTACACTCATCAAAGGGTGAAAAGATTTATAGTGCAACAGGTATTGCAGAAGAAAGAGAACAGACTATTCTTAACGTAAGAAGAGCAGAGTTTGTTCGTGATAGGGTTCAAGATAATCGTGTCATCTCTCGTGATGTTCGTGGTTCGGCGTCTACAAGATCACAACAAATTGCATTTCAGGCCTTCCAACAAAATTTTGGTGATGGTGGTGACGGCGGCAATGGCGGTAGCAGCGCACATGACCCACTAGGACAGACATTTATTTCAGAAGGTGTCAATGGTGCATTTGTAACTTCAATTGACTTGTTCTTCTCATCTCGTGGCACACGCCCAGTATATTTACAACTTGTAAACGCAGTTGATGGACACCCATCACTCAAAATTATTGCACAAAAAATTATAGATGCAAAAGATGTAAACGTATCAGATGACGCATCTGTTTCAACTAGATTTACATTCCCTTCTCCTGTATATCTAACTGATGATGTTGAATATGCATTTGTCATTAAAGTTGATGAGCCAGGATGTAGAGTGTTCTTCTCAGAAGTTGGGCAAACTAACCTAACTGATAATCGTGTTGTCTCTTCCAATCCACTGACAGGAACATTGTTCTTATCACAGAATGGACAGGCTTGGACTCCACACCAATATAGAGATGTTAAGTTTAATCTCAATCGTGCAGATTTCCAAACTACTGCAACTGGAAATCCAGTGTTTGTAAACACTGCTCTTCCAAAGAGAGAACTGAAAGCAAACCCATTCCAGTGTGCAACTGGAACAAATAAAGTTCGTGTACATCACATGAATCATGGATTTACAGACGCAGATAAAGTTACCTTTAGTGGTGTTGAAGATGGTTTCTATGGAGCAAACTCAACAACTCAAGGTATAGATTCTGATGCACTGAATAAACAACACAGTGTTTCTGAGGTTACAATTGATAATTATGTAATCACGCTTGACAATGCTGATATTACAGGAAGCAATTCAGTTCTTGGTAATGACTTCTTCGGTGGAAGTGGTGTTAAGGCAACTATGAATTTGGCTGGTGATATTATTCAACCTTCAATTTCACAATTGAGTTTCCCTGATACATCTCTCGTATATCGTTACACTGGAATGTCTAGTGGGTACTCTAAACAGTCAGTTAGAACTGTTCAAGAAAATGATAACTATTATCCACCACTAAGAAATATTATTGCATCTGAAGAAAATGCAGTAGTCAAATTGACAGGTGGTAGAGCAAATAATATTATCAGTGGTACGTCTGCAAAACTAGAAGCAATTATGACAACGCAGAACTCTTATCTTTCTCCTGTTATTGATACAGAAAGAGTTTCATTGTGTATGACTTCTAACAGAATTTCAAACTACACAAAATCGACAAAGAACGTAACAGAGATTGACGATAGAGCTCTGCCGGTATCCACAGGTGTTTCATTTTCTGGCAGTACAATATCTGCAACGGCAAGTGGAACGATTAGAGCCGATATTCAAACTTTAGATATTGGTAAAGAGATAACTATATCTGGAAGTAGTAATAACAATAGAACATTTACTATTACTAGTGTTGCAACTGATGGTGCTAGTTTTACTGTAACACCTTCAACTACTTCGGAAAGTGCAGGCCAGTCTGTTATAATCACTCAACACGAAAACTATCTTGACGGCATCGCTCCAGAGGGAACTTCAAACGAAGCAAACTATCTTACAAAGAGGTTTACTCTTGCAAACCCAGCGACTGCACTGAAGATTTTATATGAAGCCAATCGTCCAGAACCATCAATCTTGCAAATATATTATAAGATTGCTGAAGAGGGTGATCCTAGAAACTTTGACGATATTCCATATGTATTATCTAATACTGACGTAACTGATAATCCAGATGAAAATAGAGAGTTGTTTAGAGAAAGAGAACATACCATTTCTGGATTAAATGCATTCTCTACTGCGGCCGTAAAGTTTGAGTTTAAATCTACTTCGACTGTAGAAGTTCCAAAGATTAAAAACCTTAGAGTATTGGCACTTGCACTATGACGCATATTAAAGTAGAAGGACACAGTGAATATGCAAGAGAAGAAAAGTCTCATGCAATAATTAATACTGATACGTCAAATTATACTAGTTATATGATGATGATGGAAAATAAAAAGAAACAAAAGGATCAATTGAGAGATGCAGTTAGAGAGATAAATACTTTAAAGTGTGAAATGCACGAAATCAAATCTCTATTGATGCAACTAATGGATAGGAAATAATGGCAGACCGTAACGCACCAGCTACCTTTACATTTGAAGAGTGGAGAGTAGAATTTAATGAACTCGCAGTTGATGTCGGTGACATCAGCAATCTACCTACTTCTATTAATGGACAAGCAGTAACAGATGTTATTGAAGCAATTAAAGAATTGGAATCAGGACTCAGTTCTGTTCTCTTTCCTACGGTAATTGACTTTGATGATTCTACAGGTGCGGCCAGTGAAAGAATCAAATTTGGACTCCATGACGATTTGCAAATCTACCATGATAGTAATAACTCACAGGTTATTCATAATGGAACTGGTAATCTAAAGGTTGATAGTAACAATAGAACTGAGGTTGATGCAACATCAGGTGTTGATATTCAGTTCAATGGAGCAACAAAACTTACATCATTAACTACTGGTGTAGGTATTAATGGTGCGCTCTCAGATTCAAGTGGAACAATGAGTGGCACATTACAATTTCCTATTATTGGTGGTAAGATAGCCACTGAAGGTTTTGGTATTGCTCTTGCTGTTGCATTAGGATAATCATTATAAATAGATTAAACAAAGGAAGATAAAAGAATGGCAAACAATTTTAAGAATGCATTTGCAACGAGTATATCCACAAACAGTGGTTCTCCTACAGATGTATATACTGCTAATGATGGTTCATCTGCCGTTAATTCAATTCTTATCGAACTTGATATTGCAAACACAGGAACTTCTGCTGTTCAAGTAACAGTTCTCATAAGAGACAGTAGTGCTAGTGCATCATTTCATATTATTAAAAATGCACCTATCCCTGTGGGCTCAGCGCTTAAAGTTGTATCAGGACAGAAGATTGTGTTAAATGGTGATGATAAAATTCAAGTGTATGCTTCTGCTGCAACTGTGGATGTGGTTGCATCAATTCTACAAGATGTAACATAAGGGGTAAGTGATGTCTGACGGATATATTGGTGTATCAACTCCAAACAGAGTATCGGCTGCATTTCAGAAAGAAGATTTTCTTGGTTCTGCATTAGGCACTATTTCTGTTGGTGGTACTACATACTCAAATGCAAAAGAATTAGACACTGATGTTGACGGTGCAAATACTGAAAACCTTCATGTAGTTCTAGATAACGTGGTTCAAGAACCAGACGTTGCTTATTTAATTCACGAAAACGCATCTTCTCAACCAAGAATTATTCAGTTTACAGAAGCAGTTCCATCTACAGTATCTATCTATGTAATTCATAGAGGTATTGGTTCTACATCAATGAAACCACCTACAGGTTCAGTTGGCCCAGACCAATTGACTGATACTATGAAAGGTTTTACTACAGATACATTC